TGGTGTTGGTGTTGGTGTTGGTGTTGGTGTTGGTAGCTCAACAGTCGTTGCACCGACGTCGAGCGACGGTTTAGCGTCCGCTGGACGGTCGTTCGACGACAGCATGGCTTTCGCTTGTCGTGCCTTGACTGAGGCTTCGGCGGAGGCGCGGGCCTTGGCCTGCTTGTCTTGCATCCGGGCCAGTTCTTCGTCGCACCGGCCATGACGCCACCCGTCTTCGGACAGTTCGAAAAACTCGCGTAGCACGGCCTCGACGTATTCCGTTTGGGCCTTCATGCGGATGAGTCGGGCGGCCTCTTGGACGTCGGCAGGGATTGGGGCTTCGCGGAGGTAATACAGGTCAAGCAGGCGGCGGTAAGCGAGGTCTTCCAGCATGTCGAGGTGGGCGGTATGCGTTGCATAGTCCCCGAGGTGGAAGGGGTAGTAGTTCATTGGCTGCCCTCCGGGTATAGGTCGGGCCGGAGTAGGTGCCGGGAAACGCCGGTCGCCTTCTCGATGAGCAGGACGTATTGAGGGGGGATGTTGCCCCGGTGCTTCCACATGCTGATTTGCCCGGTCGTGCATCCGATGAGCAGGCCGAGTTCGCGCATGCTACCGGCGGTTTTGATGGCCCGGTGCAGGGCTTTCATTTGTTCCACAGGATTCTCCTTCTGAGTGATACCGTCCGCCACTATACACGCGACGTTGAACTATTGCAACACCCCGACGAAAAATAATTTTTTTTCTTACCCCTTGTTTTTTTCTTTCGCGTCGTGATATACTGCATGCAGTCGAGCCAATCCGGCAAGACACAACCCGAAGGAGAGTCATGTATGACGACAACGACGACGGCGGAATCCGATACTGGCAAGAAGTCGGCCAGTTCGAGCAAGACGCCACCCACCAAGAGCGTTTACCAGTTGATTGCAGCCGTGGCCGGGGAACTGGCTCAGGGCGGAATCAGCAAGAACCAGCGCAACACGCAGGGCGCGGGCTACAACTTCCGAGGCATTGACGACGTTTACAACGCGGTCGGCCCAATCCTCGCCAAGCACGGCCTTGTCATCCTGCCCCGGTGCATAACCCGCGAATGCGTCGAGCGCGTCAGCGGTCAGGGCAAGGCGCTGTTCTACGTCACGGTCGAGGCGGAGTTCGACTTTGTGAGCAGCGAAGACGGCAGCAAGCACACGGTCGTGATGTTTGGCGAAGCGATGGACAGCGGGGACAAGGCCACAAACAAGGCCATGTCGGCAGCGTTTAAATACGCGATGTTCCAAGCGTTCTGCATCCCGACTGAGGGCGACAACGACGCCGATTCATCGACGCACACGGTCGCGGCCCGAACCGCAAACCCTGAGCCGGTCGAAACCCTGAGCGCGGAGCAAATCGCCAACATCAAGGCGCTGGCAACCGAGGTCGGGGCGGACGTCGCTGCAATCACCAAGTTCTACAACGTCCCGAGTCTCGAACAGGTCGCGGCGGCTGCTTACCAAAGCATCGTCCGGTCACTTGAGAAAAAGCGCAAACCCGCTGAGGCAACCAGCGAATAACCCACCACCCCGAAGGAGAAAATCATGAAAGTAACCGTTCAAGGCTTCATCGTAGCCAAGCAATACGATTGGGAAGACGCTCCCACCTTTTCATGGCTGCCATTCGAGCCAACGTTCGTCAAGGATTACGTCAATGTCGGCCCCCACGAAATCACGTTTGACATCCCCGACGGGTTCGATATGCGCCCGGCCCGGATTGCCGAACTCGAGCGACAGAAGGCCGACGCCAAAGCGAAGTTTGCCGCTGAGATTAACCGCATCGACGACGACACTCAAAAGCTGTTGGCGCTGCCCGGTATCAAGGAGGTGCAGTCATGAGGCAAGAACTCCAACTCGAGCAGGGTTCGCCCGAATGGCTGGCCTTCCGTCGCAATCACCGGATGGCCTCCGAAACACCGGCCATCATGGGCTTGAGCGATTACCAGTCCCCGGCAGACGTCCGGGCGGCCAAGCTAGGCAAGTCGGCGTTTGTCAATCCGGCCATGCGCCAAGGCACCGAGCAAGAGCCTATCGCCCGGGCCGCGTATGAGGCCAAGCACGAACCAATGCGCCCGGCGGTGTATGTCGATGGCGATTATGGTTGCAGCCTCGACGGTATCAACATCGACGAAGACACCATCTTGGAAATCAAGACGCCCTACAAGGACGCCCGGAACTCTGCCCGCTGGAAAGCGGCGGAGCGCGGCGAACTCACCCCGGCGGATTACGCTCAGGTGCAGCACCAAATCATGGTTGCGGCGGTTGCCGGAGCGCATTTTTGGGTATGGGACGCCGAAACGCAGGAAGGCATCTTGGTATCGGTCGAGCCGAATCCCGACTATTGGGCCACGATTCGGGCCGCATGGGACGCCTTTTGGCCCACCCTTGCGGAGCGTGAAGACGGCGCATGGTTGGACGCGGCCACCGAATACCGAGCCGCCAAACAGGCTCTTGACGTCGCCACCGAAAAGGCCGAAACGGCCAAGAAGAAATTGCTGGCCCTCGCGGTCGGCGACTTCTCGCAAGGCGGCGGGGTCGAGGTCAAGAAAATCAGCCGGGCCGGTGCAGTCGATTGGGCAGCGGTGCAAAAGAAGCACCTGCCCGATGTCGATGTCGAGGCGTTCCGAAAGAAGGGGACGTCCTACTTCGAAGTGAAGGTGCAGTCATGAGCGCCGGGCAGCTTCTACGCGACGCCGGAATCTCCCGGGTGTCGTGCGGTCGTGAAGACTGGATTGCCTACGCCCGAGCCGTCGCGGTCGAAGTCGCGGAGGCCCGGGGCCAAGTCACCATCAACGATGTTCGGGAGCGCGTCGAACTCCCGGATGGATTTCCCCCGAACACATGGGGGGCGGTTCTGAGGGGTGACGCCTTCGAGCCGGTCGGTTTTTGTCAAGCAACCCATCCGTCGGCGCATGCGCGGGTCGTTCGGATTTACAAACTGAAAGGAGCGCAGCATGCTTAACAAGGTTCAAATCATTGGCCGGGTCGGCAAAGACCCGGAGGTGCGTTACGCCACCAATGGCGACGCGATTGCCAACTTCACCGTTGCGACGTCCGAGCGATACAAGGACAAGCAGACCGGGGAGGCGGTTGAAAAGACCGAGTGGCACAACGTGAGCGCGTTTCGCCGCTTGGGCGAAATCGTGGGCGAATACGTCCGCAAAGGCTCCCTCATCTACATCGAGGGCAAGATTCAAACCCGTAAGTATGAGAAGGACGGCGTGGCCCATTACGCCACCGGAATCGTCGCTTCGGAAATGAAGATGCTTGGCAGCAAAGACGGCGGCCAGCAACAGCAGGGCCAGCCGCGCCCGCAAAACAAATCCGCGCCCCCTCAGTCGTCCGGCAGCGGTTTTGATGACATGGACGACGACATTCCGTTTTAACCAAGGAGCAAACTATGAACACCCGTGTTTACCACGTCACCCACCAGCGCACCGGCAAGGCCCGACTGATTCGCGCCGTTTCTCAGGCTCAGGCCATCCGGTATGCCGCGAACACCGAGTTTGCAATCCGGGTCGCCTCGCAAGACGACATCATCTTCGGCCTGAGTTCCGGCGGCATTCCCGTCGAGGATGCAGGCCCAAAGCAGGACGAATTGCCATTGGAAGGAGGCAGCCATGAGTGAGCAGGAAACCACCTTCGTGACCGTCCGCATGCCCGCCGACTTGGTGAAGCAGATTGACGAACTGGCAATGGAGGCCATGCGCTCCCGGAGCGCCCAAGTAATCATGATGCTCAAGCAGGCCCTCGATGCTTGCAAACCCGCCGGGCAATGATATATTTCAGGTGTCTCCTTCGGGTGAGAGCAGTTGCCAAACCTCCCTCTCCGAACCTTGCCCCGCCCCGTGCGGGGCTTTTTTTTGCCCAAATGCAACACCCGGGAAACTACCTAGAAAATATTTTTGTGTGAGGGCTTGTTTTTCTTCCACGTTGCGTTATACTTTCACACATAGCCCACCACCACACGAAGGAGAAAACCATGAACTACGCCAACCACTACGGATACAGCGACGTCAACCCTTTCGAGATTGTCCGCCGCGTAAGCGACAAGACCATCGAGATTCGGGAAATGGATGCGGAGCGTGACCCCGACTGGAAACCCGAAATCATCCCCGGCGGCTTTGCAGGCCATTGCGTGAATCAGCGCGAACAGCGTTGGAACATCGTGAGCAACCCCGCGAACCGCGTCATCCGAATCCGCCTCAGCAAGTCCGGCGCTTGGAAGGATGCCCACGGTCGCAAGTTTGGCCTGAGCGACCAACCCGTGAAGTTTTACGACTACAACTTTTGAAGGAGAACGACATGACCGAGAACCAGCAAATCACCCACGAAATCCTCCGCCAACTTGGCGGCAACCGCTTCGTCGTCATGACCGGCGCGAAGCACCTCTGCGAAGTTGAACGCGGCCTCGGGTTTCAAATCCCCGGGAACATCACCAAGGACGGAATCAACGCCGTCAAGATTGTCCTTGAACCGAGCGACACCTACACGGTGAAGTTCATGCGAATGACTCGCACCAAGTTGAACGTCGTCGCTGAGGTGTCCGACGTCTATTGCGACATGCTGCAAGAGGTCTTCACCGACCGCACCGGCCTTTACACCCACCTTTGAGAAGGAGCCTGCAATGAGCGAATACCTTTGGAAATCCCTCCGGCCCGGAAGGCACGGCGGCGTCGATGTCGTCGGATTCCGGGAAATGCCTGAATCGTCGGTGTTGGCCGGTCAAGTCGTGACCTGCTTCATCGACAACTACGCCACCGAAGAATTGGCCCGCAAGGATTACCCGGACGTCGAGGGCTTCACGAACGAGTGGCTTCAACCCCCGGTCAGCCTCTCGCACCTACCCGGTGAAGATGACCCGGTTCCCGGCGGAATGTATCCCGACGATTACTAGGGAAACCCCTGAGAAAATATTTTGTCTTACCCCTTGTTTTTTTCTCACGGCGCGTTATACTTACACCATCGAGACACCAAACCGAAGGAGCCAACAATGCAATACCAAACCCTCGCCAACATCCTCAGCACCGAATACGGCGTTGGCCCGCTGATTGCGCCACCCGAGGCCGTCCTTTGGGCCGCCGACAAGATGCCCGACTGGCAAGCCAAGGAGGAACTTAAAGCCCTCAACCGCGCCCGGAACATTTACGGCTACGTCCCGGTTTTCGTCCCCTACGGCCACCGACTTTTTTGAAGGAGAAACCACCATGCAATACCGACTCATCCAAACCGTTGAAGGCCGCATGCTCCGCACCGACGGCGAAATGGCAAACGCCATCGTGGCCTTCGAGGCCCGGGGCTACCAACACACCGGCTTCAACCGCAACACCCACAACCGCGCCGAACTGCAAGGCCAGCCGACATTCGAAGGGTTGGCCGGGCCAATGTGGGATGGTGACGCCATTCGATACGAAGATTGGGCCGCATACCGCGCCCTCAGCGAGTAAGGAGAACGCCATGTCTTGGGACGTCATCTTGAACGGTAAGGTCATCGACACCGTGTGGTTCACCAAGGATTGCGACGCGGATTACGTCCGGTCGTCCCTCATCAATCACGACGGCTTTGACAGTCGAATCACGGTGCGGAGGGGCAAATGAGAATCCTCGAACTAGCCTTCTCAGCCCTGCACCTTTTCCCGGCCCCGGGCATTGTGAATTACCCCGAGGCCATCAACATCTACCGGGAGTTGCAAACGTCGGGCTACCAAACCGTTGCCCGCGACGAACTCCGAGCCATTAACGACATTCGCGTGAAGCAGGGCCTCCCGGCCCTCGATGAGCGCGGCCAACCCCAAGGAGAACACCATGTATCGCCAACCCGTTAAACGTAGCCTTCTCTCGATGCCCCGCTGGCAAGCCATCGGAATCGGCCTTCTCATCATCGTCGCCTTTGGAATTGTCGGTCACTTCGACGCGGAGGATGAGCAAGCCCAATACGAACGCTATTGCGAAATGGTCGCGCTGTGGAAAGCCGACGCGGCCCGGGGCGTCCCTGCCAATGACCGCGCCGGATGGCCTCCGTTCGACGGGGAATGCAAATGACCGCGCTGGAACACTTCGAACACCTCTATGGTGAGTTCGCCCTTTCGCCAAACGACGCGGCCCGTTGGGTGTTCGCGTCGGGCTGGAACTGCGCGATGCAGGAAGCCCTTGAGCGCGTGAAAACCATGCCCATCGACGACAGCACCAAGGCAGCGTTCGCGGTGTATTTCCAAACCATGATGCACATTGACCCGTCAATCATTCAATCGAGGATGCAATGACCGAGTTCGAATCGACTGTTTGCGGAATCCCCTGCATCATCCGGGTGACCGATTACGAACGCTACGTTCCGGCCTATGTCTCAGGCCCGCCCGAAAACTGTTACCCGGCGGAGGGCGGTTGCGGCGATTGGGAAGTGCTTGACCGTCGGGGCCGTCCGGCTGCATGGTTGGAACGGAAACTTACCGACCGGGAGCGTTCCAGAATCGACGATGAAGTGTTCGAACACATGGAGGCGTCATGCGACGATTACTGATTGCGCTGGCCGTCATCGGCCTTTGGTTTGCCGGGGGCCGCGCTCAGGCCGCCGATTGCGTCACCATCAAGGATTCCGACCAGCGGGCCTATTGCCGGGCGCTGCAAACGGGACAGAAAAGCTATTGCACGGCCATCATGCAAGACCATGACCTTCGGCAAACGTGCTTCGTCCGCCTCGGTTCGCCTCGAACCTACTGCACCACGGTAAAGCCGGGATGGCCCCGGATGCAATGTTGGGAAGCGTCCCGCAAATGAAAACCGGGTTTGGCTCCCCTCACTACGGCAAGCTGAATGTCGCTTCGCTGCCAAGCGCCGTCAAGCAGATTTGGTATTCCCGGCATGATGAACCGCCTCCGCCTGAGCCGCATGGTTGGTCATGGGAGCAAGTCACCGAACCAGATTACGAATCCGCCGACCTGATTCGCAAGATTCTCGACGCGACGCCTTTGACCGAGCGCGAAACGCAAGCAATATGGCTGCACGTCATCGAGGGCAACACCCTCGACGAAACCGGGGAGGTCATGAATTGCACCCGGGAGCGCGTGAGGCAGATAATCGGGAAAGGTCTTCGGCGGCTTCGCACCTATCAGGAACAGGTCACCGGGGTTTCTCCGTTCGACATCGACCCAAGGGTTTTGGCATGGACAAGCTGGAAATGGGTAAAGCGTTCAATCCGCCGCTGAGGTATCACATCATCCCGCTTCACGATTTGCGGGAACATGAGGCAACGCCCGAATGTTGGTGCCACCCGACACCCGATGAGGAACACGATTACTACCGGCACCACGCGCTTGATGGCCGGGAAGCCTACGAAACCGGGGAGCGCAAGCCGAATTAACGGCCGTTCCGCTTCCTCATGTTTTCCTGCCG